GAGTGCAACGTAGCTCTACGGTTTAGCCGTCTATCCTGACGGCGTGCTCCCCCTCCCCCGGTCCCCCACCGCGTGACAGGCGCACCGGACACACCACGCCCGCAGTCAGTCAGCAGGTGGGCCAGGACATGAGCGAGCATGTCCGTTGCCTTCCCTCCCCCATGATTCAGTGCTCAGTGGGTCCAAGACTGGATGCCGAATGGTGACTGATCCACTCACCTATTCACACTGTCATACACTGTCATACAGTGTCATACACCGATGACTAGTGCCAGTTATGCCCAGACAGGTGTGAGACCGTAAGCCGTTGAGATGACTGACGATCTCCTGAATGGTCTGATAATAATCATTATGTCAACTGTTCCAAACTGTACACAGAGGGGTGGGGGGGGGCTTTCGAGGTCTGGCTACACTGCCATATGGCCGTCTCTCTGGATTTTTCACGCAGGCTGAAAAGTCCATCTTGGTTGTTTGACAGAGTTGGGGTGAAGCAGGTACAAGGGATGGCATGAGAGTCTGTGGAGAGCAGGGGTATCTGACGAAGGCGGGGACGCCATGTGGGTATCGCTTGGCGGGGGAGGCGAAGGTCTGTCCGCATCATAGTGGCGATCCGGAGCATGTGCGGGCGTTTCAGAGTCGTGGGGGCAAGACGAATGGGGAGCGGCGGTTGCCGAAAGAGATTGCGATTACGGCGGCGGTCGAGACCGTGGGGGATTTGCAGGCGACGTATGCGGCGGTGATTCAGGAAGTGTGTACGGCGAAGAAGCCGGATTTCAAGCGCATGGAGGTGATATTGAAGGCGCTCTCTGGGGCGACGGCGGTGTTGCAGACGGAGGCGGTGAAGGAGTTGAACGAGACGGTGCTCAGGGCGGAGGGGCATGGGCCGGCGTTGGTGATCTTGGAGGGGTTGAAGGCGGGACGGACGCGGCGGTTGCCAGGGATACTGGAGCGCAAGACGGTGGTGGAGGAGGCGGGATGAGTGACGACACCCCACGACGCCGACATCGGTGTGCGGCGTTAACAGAGGCGGTGCAGGGGGACTGGGGCGGGGCCGCAGACTCCCTGAGTTTCAATCCGCGTGAGTCCCGCTGGGAGGCGTGGGCCGGCGGGACGGAGTATATGTCGGTCGTGCGGTACTGTCCGTTTTGCGGGGTGTCGCTGACACGGGCCGAATGGTGGAGACGCGCCCAGAGGCTCATGGGAGGGACGAAATGAGCATCCCCCGCGCCCAAAAGCTGTTGTTGGACAAAATCGGTGCGAGTACGGGCACGACCCTCTGTGCGATCCTCCTCACCTTAGAGACTCCCCTCCCTGGCTGCGACGGCACGGACAGCGAAGGCCGCTCCATTGTGTTAGTGGGACGGGCGCAGCTTGGTCAGGGGCCGGTGGTCGAGGAGGCGCTGCATCAGATTCTTACCTACCTCGCGTTGGGCGAGTGTCCCGATACGGTGTGGCCCGTCGTGTTTGCGCCGAAAGCGTCCGCCGCGATTCAAGCGGCCGTCTGTGGCGAGCAGGATGCGGAAGTCCTGGTCCACGGCCCGCGCAATACCGGGAAGACTCACGCGCTCGCTGCCATTGCGATGATCGAAGCGGAATGGGGCCGGCGAGCGGGCTTTCCCTCGCCCCTCCTCGTGGCCTGGCTCCATGACAGTTTGCTCAGTGCCGCGACGAAGACGGGACGCTCGTTGCAGTTGCCGATGTGGGGCGGGTTCTGGAAGTTGCGTGACGATCACCGCCGCGCCGTCTGTACGATTGCGGGACAGGAATTGGTGCTCGGCGACTTCGTGGGCTGTAAAGACGAGGAAGCGAATCAGCGGTTGCGCATCGAAGTGAATCTCGTCTTGGGCGAAGAACTCGTCGCGTCGATGACGGACGGCACCGGCATTACGGAACAGCAATGGGACTTGGCCCGCTCCTCGACCTTGCGCTTGCCCACGCGCCATCGCCTCGCGGTCGCGGCGACGAATCCCGGCGGCCCTGAGACGTGGCCGTACCAACGCTGGCTGAAGTTCCCGACCCTCTCACGCCTCCAGGCCATCCAAGTCCCGCAGACGGATCGGATGACGCCCGAACAGCAAGCGGCGAATCGCGCCGTGTTCGCCTACTCCCCCACCCTCCAAAAACGTTTGGCCGATGGCGAATGGGTCATGGCGGAACAAGGCCAGGCCGTCGCCGAAGGCTTTGACGCCGCTGTGCATGTCAGTACGCAGCTCTTGCGCCCCTCCCCGAATCTCCTCCTGGGGCTGGGCTGGGACGGCGGGCACAGTCCCTCGTGCGTGATCGGCCAGAACCATCAACAGCAAATTCAGATCTATGCCGCGCTGAACGAACTCCACGTCGGCGTGCTGGAATTGATCGAGCAACAGATTCAGCCGTGGCTCCTCGAACATGCCCCGTGGGTGCTCGCCAATCACGGCATCGACCTCGTGCATATCATCGACCCGAATATGGCGACCCCCGGCCAATCCACCATTACCGACAGTGCCGAGCGCATGATTCTGGCGAAGCTCGGTGGCCGCATCGTGCGCGGCCCCGTGCGCTGGCCGCCCCGCCGCGAAGCGGTGCTGCGGGTGTTGGCCCCTCGGCACGAACGCGGATTGATTCCGCTGCGGATTGTGGAAAGTCCTGACACCGATCTTCTCGTACAATCGCTCGCCGGACGCTGGTACTATCCTGAATCGAACGGCCAAGTGGATCGCACGGGTGCCAAGAAACCCAACAGTCCGTGGGCGGATATTGGGGATGCGTTTGCGAATCTCGCGGGCTGGCTCCTCGGCGGCGACCTCATGGCGATCCCGCAGGCGGGCGACCTGAAGGTGGAAACCGTGAGTTCCCTTGACAATCTCGTGACATTCAGCTAAAGGAGACACTATGGCCGCTGCCGCAGCAACATTTATTCCTGGCGTGAAGGACGCGGTGAAGGGCGCCACGAAGAATCTCTTTCGTACCCCGTCCCCTCCTGAAGCGCCTGGCACGCCCAACGCAGAAACGAAAGCTGTCCAGACCGCGACCGCCGAAGCGGCCCAGCGCCGGTCTCGTGCCCGTGGCTTTCAAAGTACGATTCTCTCGCAACCCTCGGAGTTGAAAACGACCTATGGGAGCTGATGCGAAAGCGATTTGTGCTCGCTATGAGCGGCTCTGGAACGATGCCGCCACGCACTTTCGCTATTGCGACGAAATGGCTCCCTACCTCGCCCCCTCCCGCAGCGGTATCCTGACGAAGCGCGTGCCTGGCGATAAACAAACCCGACAAGTCTATGACTCGACCTCGACGATGGCCGCCGAACTCTGTGCCCATTTCGTGGCGGGACAAGTCATCAACCCCGCACAGCTCTGGGGGGCGATGTCGATGCGCCATCCCCGCAAGGGAGCACAGGACGCGATCAACGAATGGCTCGAAGAGTCGCGGGACCGGATGTTGTCTCGGCTCTCGCAAAGTATGTTCTACGCTGAAGCGGTCGAATCCAAGATTGATTGGGTCGGCTTCGGCACCGGCTTTTTGTTACGGGAAGAATTGCCGCAGCCCGTGAACCGCACGGTCCATGGCTTTCGCGGCTTTCGCTTTGAAGCGGTGAAGACGGGACGGTTCGTGATCGCGGAAGGCGCGGACGGCCTGATTGATACGGCCTATCGCTGCACCATGATGAGTGCGCGGCAACTCGTGGATCGCTTTGGCAAGCAGGCCGTGTCCGAGAAGGTCCGTCAGTGTATGGAGAACCAGAAGCCTGACGAGCCGTTTGAGATTCTGCACGCGATCTATCCCCGCAGTCTCGCCGACCAACGCTATGCCGCTGGCGCAACGAAGATGCCGTGGGCGTCGTGCTGGGTCGAGAAGGACGCGAAGCATCTGATCTTTGAAAGCGGGTATCGCAGTTTTCCTGGCGCGATCTACCGCTACACGAAAACCCCAGGCGAGACGATGGGCCGTGGCCGTGGTCACCTCGCCTTCCCTGATGTGTGGACGTTGAATCAAGCGAAGCACTTGGCCTTAGACGATTGGGCGCTCAAGATTCTGCCGCCGCCCTTGGTTGCGCATGACTCCGTAATCGGCACGTTGCGCTTGCGTCCGGGGACGCCGACCGTCATCAACACACGGGGCCGCAGCATTCAGGACGTGATTCAACCCTATCAAACCGGCTCACGCCCGGAAGTGTCGCAGATCAAGGAAGAGGAATTGCGCAAGAGCATTCGCCAAATCTTCTTCGTCGATCAAATCCTCATGCTGATGGAAGTGAACAAATCGGAGATGACCGCCGAAGAGTGGCGCTCGAAGATCGGGTTGTTGTTCAAAATCATGGGGCCGGTCTATGGCCGCGCCGAGCATGAGTTCCTGCGGCAAATCTGGGACGGCGTGTTTGACGAGATGCTGGCAGCCGGGGAGTTCAGTGACCCGCCGGAAGAACTCTACGAGACCGATGGCCAGATCGATACGGCGTTTCAGAATCCCATTGCCCGTGCGCAGCGCAGCGGCGATGTGGAAGCGATGACGCAGACGGTGCAAGACCTGCTCCCCTTCGCGCAGTTTGCCCCCCAGGTGTTTGACCGCATGGACCCGGAGAAATCCGCCGCCATGATTATGGAGATTCGTGGCTATCCCGCCCGCGCCACGCGGAACGATGAGGAAATGCAAGCGTTGGCCACAGCCCGACAGGCGCAGCAACAGCAGGAACAGCAACTCGCGGAAGCAGGACAAATCGCGGAAGCCTCCGGCCATGCCGCGAAGATGGTGACGGCCTTGCAAGGGAGCGCACAGAAATGACGAAACTCTTGAAGTCGTGGCTGGGACAGAAGTGGCGACGGCGCACGGACCCGCAGCTCGCGCAGGCGTATCAGGTGACGTTCAGTACGGCGCAGGGGCAGCTGGTCTTGCAGCATCTTCTTGATGAAGTCTATTGCCAGACTTGCCCCAGCATTGACCCGATTGCGATCGCGCTCCACAACGGGCGGCGCTCGGTGGTCCAGGAGATACTCGAAAACATTGATAGCGCCCAAGATCCTATAAAGTACACCTATACCGAGGATGCGCTAAGTGCCCACTGATTTCCAATCGAGCATTCTCACGCCAAAGTCTGGGAAAGTAAAATCTGAGACAGTAATGGATCGTGCCAAAAAGGAATTTCCTATTTTAAGTAAACACGACATTGCGTTCAAGGATAACACATTAGTAAAAGGGCCTGGCTTTCTAGAGTTTTGGCCTAGCGATGAAACCGGCACGCCAGAGTCACCACGCCCGAAGGAGTTTCCGATGGGAAAACCTGGCGTGGAAATTCGTGACCCTAAGACACGAACGCTAGACATTCTTGGTGACGTGACGAGTCATTATTTGATCCACAAAGATCCTGTCGTGAAACAACACTATAAGGAATTTGAGGCGTCAATGACGCCAGATCAACGTTCAATCATGCAGGAACAGTATAGGTATGCAAAACAGAACTTTGGAGAGACACGTCCATACAATGTTTGGTATGAGCATGCCGGGCTCCCAGCTTATTTTCGTGGCTACGCATTCGACCAATGGCAGAATGCGGAGAAAATGTATACGCCAGAACAGTTGAAGAAGCTCGATGAGTTGATTAAGTATTTGAAAAGTAAACCCAAGGAGTAATCATGCCACCTGATGCTGGAGTCCTAGAAGCCCCGACACCCAACGCGGCCCCTGCGGCCCCGACCGACTGGCGCACCTTTATGACGGACGATCTCAAGGCTGATCCCGTCGTCTCCGACTGGGCCGGCAAAGCCTCAGAGAAGGATGTGCCGTCGCTCATCAAGGGCTACGCCAACATCTTCAAGCAGCAAGGCAACAAGATTGCGCTACCCGGCAAGGATGCGAAGCCCGAAGAGATCACGGCGCTCAAAGCCAAACTGATTGAGG